AACTTGAGTGGTAACAGAAACTATGCATACTTCCTTGAAGCACAATGGGAAGGCAAAGGTCACACAGTTGGTATGAAAGTAACCTCAGGTCAATTCCCTGCCAACACAGTGGTTACACAGATTAGTGATAATGGTTCTTACTACTTTGTAAGATTTTCAAACAGACACTCAGGTATATCAGGTGGACAAGCAGTTGACTTCGCATTTGGTGGTGACTTTACTGGTACTAACTACTTGTTCTTTGATCCAACAACATGGGAAGCCTCAGGCGCAGTGGCAGGTACTGAAGTAGATACAGCAACATCAACAGAATTTCCATCAGGTACAACAGTACAAAGTGTACAAGCAAAAGCAACATTTGGTTCAACAGAATACTATAGAGTTGACTTTAACCAAACATTTAACGGAACGATTTCGGCGGCAAGTAGCATATCATTCCAATTTGGTCAACCACCTTACGCACAACCAGGTGAAACAATTTTCTCTTTCATTGCCCAACCGGGAGAAAGAGCAACACTTGCCTTAGACAAGATCAAAGCCTTAACTAACACAACACTAGGTGGACGTGGTACGTTCCCTAATGGTCCAGACGTGTTAGCAATCAACGTATTTAGAACTGCTGGCTCAGGTGATGTAGCCGGCACAGTTACACTGCGTTGGTCAGAAGCACAGGCTTAATGGATCAACTCATCAAATTTATATGTCCGCAATGTGGCTGTGAACAGCACTGTAAATCTTCATGCTCAGAATGTCAGGATTGTCCAGATTGTATGTGTGAGGAATGTGTTCCTACAAAATCTAAATAATTATTTTTTTTGAGAATCTCCAGGAATGACTCTGTAATTGTCTTCTGGATCGTCAGCGGTGCTTACTTCTGTGATACTTCCTCTATCAGTTAAACATTGTACTTGATGAGGCATTAAAGGTAAATTTCTCCAAGTTTCACCTTCTTTTATTTCTTTTGTTAAAAGTGTTGCTGTTTTAGTATCTATCCAACTTAAAAGGAATCTGCCTTCATTTACAAACCATGATTCATCTTTTGTTTTATGAAAGTGCATTGAAAATTTTGCACCTTTGCGTTCAAATACCATTATTTTTCCACAGTACTTGTCGTTGGAGGCCCATATTAATTCATAACCCCAACCTTTATCTACTTTTCCTTCTTTATTGATCATTTAAATATTGCTCAACTGTTTTATAATTTATTGTAACATTTTTATTTAATTCTGTCAAATCTGCACAGGTGTAAGACTGGTATTGTCCTTTCAATGCTTGTGGCATTGGAATAGTTTCTATTTTGGCATTGTATTTTTTGGCTACAGACTCTGCTACTGATTGAAATGATGTTGCTTTGCCTGTTCCTATGTTAAAAATACCGCTTGTATCTTTTCCAAGCATTTGACAATGTACGTTACAAATATCATCTACACATACAAAATCTCTTAAAAACTTGTCACTGTTTTCAAATACTTTAATTACTCCTGTATCTTTTGCTTGTTTAGAAAACTTTGTTACTGGAGATGCTTGGTCTCCTTTATGTTCTTCATTATTGCCATAAACATTAAAATATCTAAAACCTTGTACTAAAATTTTAAATTCTCCCATTGCTTGTTGAACAAATCTGTCAAACAGATACTTGCTCCAAGCATATGGTGATTGTGGATACACTGGACCACTTTCAACAAAACTGTTTGTGTTTCCATACACACTAGCAGAACTAGAATATTGAAAATTTACACCCATTGTGTCACACATTTGTAATAATTTTAGACTGTATTCGTAATTTTGATTCATTATTAATTCTACATTTCTTTCTGTTGTAGAACTAATAGCACCTAGATGTATAACCCAATCATACAAACTAGGATCAGGAAAACTATTTTCAGTATATTCAAATTCAGTTACATCATGGTTTTGATCTCTTAAATGTTTTATTAAATTTTTTCCTATAAAACCAGCAGATCCTGTTACAACAATTCTCATACATGACTCCATAGTTTTACAATTTCTTCTGAATTTTTTGGAGCAATATCTTTTACAAGTTGGTCAGAATGATGTGTAACATAATTGATGTTTATATTCACTCTAGACCTTGCGTTACTACAAGTACTTCCAGTATGTTCCATATAACTTGGAAATATAACCATTGAGTTTGCTTCGCTTACAATTTTATCTCCATCTTTAAATTCTGTATAGCCATTATTTGTATTACAATAAAAAATTGCTGTATAACTTAATGGCACACTTACATCACAATGCATACCGTGAGTAATAATTTTATCTTGTCCAGGAATATTGTTTGCTTTTACACGTAAAAAAGTATGAGGCTGTAACACAGCAAATATAGGTATTAACATATTCCATAGTTCTGGTCCTGTCACAATATTACTAACTTCATGAAATTTGTGTACAAATTGAATTTGATATTTTTCTTCTGTGCTAGATTGTTCCGGATTAACCACATGGTCTTGATAAAACCAAGGAAATTTATCACTCAAAATAATATCTGTTAGTTGTTTAAAATGTTCATCAGATAAAACATTCTTTATAATAATTTTATTATTTTTTATTTCTTTGTTCATTTACTTTGTCCACTATATTAGATGTTGAAAAACCTTTCACTGTTGGAAATATTCTTACATCTGCTAATTCATTGCCTACTGTTGTTTCAACAGTATAATCTCCACCTTTTACTATTACGTTTGGTTGGTGTTCTTTAATTGCTTCAATAGGCGTGTCTTCTTCAAACACAACAACTTCATCTACCCATGGAAGTTCTAATAGTTGTTGCTTTCTTAAAATAGTATTATTCAATGGACGACCTTCTCCTTTTAATCTTTTGACACTTTCGTCTGAATTAATGCCAACAATTAATTTATCGCCCTGACTTTTTGAAAATTTTAATAATTCTAAATGTCCTTGATGTAATATATCAAAAACACCATTGGTCCAAACCACTGTATCTTCTATATCTGATAATTGTACAACAGTTACTCCTCTGTGTTGAACAACAGCACTAGCACCTTTTAATGCTAATGTACAAGCATCAATCATATTTGTTCCCTGCTCAACATACTTTACAATTATTGCTAGAACAGTGTCACCTGCACCACTGACATCTGCTAATTCAACAGCATCACCCGTGATGTGTTTATAAGTATTTTCACCAACAACATGAATACCATTACCACCGTCAGTTATTACAAGCCACTCCCAAGCAAATTCTTTTCTAAATTGATCCGCATTTTCTTTTGTGAATTCACCAAACCATTGTTCATACTCTTTCATATTAGGTTTCACAAGATATGCACCTTTATAATTTGTAGGTTGTTGTTTCGGGTCAACATAAACTCTTTTTACAGAAGACACAATATCTTTGACTAAAGAATTATTAACAACTCCTTTATCGTAATCACTTATCAATACAATATCGTCTTTTTGTAAATTTTTAATTAAATTTTTGGTAGGTTCAGCATCAGTATATTTGTCTTCCTTATCAAGTCTTAATAGGTGTTGACCATCACTACCAATCATTCTAGTCTTCACTGTGCTTGTTTTGGCATCGCTACTGATGAATGTTTTAATGTTATTTTTCAACAATATTTCCTGTATTTTATGCCCTGGGGCATCGTTGCCCACCGAACTATAAAGATGCGTGTCTACGCCCAAGTTTGACAGGTTTAAAGCGAGATTTCCTGCCCCTCCTACGTTGTAATTACGTTTGCTTTCCTTAAGAACAAGTGCTGATGCTTCTGGAGATACTTTGGTACAATTCCCTTGTACCCAGACATCCAACATAACATCGCCGATTATTTTCATTTGATTAATTTTAACATCTTAAACACAGTGTCTAATTTAATTTGATTTGTTTTATTTTGAAAAGTCTTACGTAGACCTTGGTGTAATGGTTTGGGCCAATTGCCAAAACTTACCCAAGCATATCCATCGTGTTCTGTGTTTAATGAAGGAATAAATTCTTTTTCAACAACACACAAATAAGTGTGGTACAAAAAATTTTCATCATTACTGATGAACGTTTCCATTGGAATAGTTTTTTTAACTTTTTGTTCGCCTATTTCTTCTTTAATTTCTCTTTGTAGACCTTCCCACAAATTTTTATCTGTTGTGGTTGTACCACCTACTAGTCCCCAAACATTATTTTGTTTGCTTTGAGTTCTGTGTAGTAACAAAAATCTTTTGGTATCTAATGTGTAGAAGAGTGCTCCACACCCTACAATTTTACTGTTCATGTAAGTAATTATATGACTACTGGATCTTCCAAGTGCCTTTTCGATATTCACCTTCGAAAGACAATAACCATTCACTACCATTCCATTTGTATTGTACGCCTGTGTTTAAATTGGTAACGTGAGTGGTATTCGTTGTTGTGCTGGCATCAAAAATAACTTCCCAATTGGTACCGTTCCATTCTATGATGTCATTAGCACCAGCAACTAAATCTATATTGCTGTCACCTTTCCAAGCATCAGCACCATCTTCATTATCTGTTGAGCCAATACCTTTTAACAACAATAATCTTTTTCCATTCTGTTTAACTGTTGTTGGATCAAATTTTGTAGGGTCTACAATAAAATCAACTGAACCACTTGTAGTGATTGGTCCAACAATTACAGTGTCAGTTGGAATTGTGTCTTCATCCCAATCAATTAATAATTGATATGGGTTTGCTTCGTTTACTGCTACTGTACCAACTACTTGAGCATCAATGCCTTCTCTATTCAAATAAATTTTGCTCAATCCATTTTTAAAATTAGGTATTGTTAATACATTGCCTGTCCATACTTCGCCACCTATTACACCTTTAACAATAATTTGAGCAACACTATTCAATACATAGATGTCTACATTAATGCCTGTTGTTCCTTGTACTGAGTCTGTATCTTTTCTTATTGCTCTTCCTTTGTCATCTAATTTGATACTGTTTTCATATCCATCTTGGTATGCTTTTAGTTCAGGCATAGTTTGGCTTAAATCTATATTTCCAGTTTGTTCATTGAATATACTTGTTATAATGTGTGTGATTACTCCTAATTTTTTTACTTTTGTTGGCGGAGAAATGTATATAGGTGTTGTAAAACCTAAAGTCGCAACATCGACTTCTGTTTCCGTTCCTAATGGAATCGTTCTAGACGAAAAATTAATATTAGATAATTCTACTACACTTAAACTTGTCCAGTCAACGTAGTTGTCTGTGGTTTGTATTTCTAGAGATGGATTAAACAACATCATTATTTGTTCCATTACTTGTAATTTTTGTTCTGTGTTTGATGTCCAAATATCAGCATTCAATGTTAATGTGTATGGTGTTGGCATTAATCTTTCAACTGTAACATTTTTACCTTGTGTATTCAAATATTCATTATTGTTGGCATCATATGCTCTTTCTCTAACATGGACTTTACTAATGAAACTAGAATCTGCTAAACGAGTTCTGTCCATTTCTAAACCGGTAACATACACACCCATTCTAGGCACAGACGGTAATTTATTTTCTGAATTATCTCTTATAATGTGTGATACTTGTCTTGTAATATCTCCATACATTACCGGAATAGTTCTTAAAGAACCATCTCCATCTTTGTATGAAAAATTACTCATCAGTCTAATTATTTGAGTAATATATCTTCTAATCTGTCCGTCGTAAAAAAATTGCATTAATTATCTGCCTTTGGTCTGAGTGCTTTTGATAAACTTTGTCTTTCAGTTACTGATTCGCCAGCAATCGTTGATGTTTTAGTGTTATTAATAAATGTACCTTTTTGTGTACTTCTTGTATCAGTATTAGTTAGTGTCATACGTATGTTATCTTCCATTTTTACCCAACGTCCGCCATCAAATCTAAACAATCTATTTGGCAAAAAGTCAGTACGTAAAAAATAATCACCTTTGTCTGAAGCAGTTGGAAAACTAATACCAAATCCAAACTGTTCACCATTAGGTGCTATGCCATCACCAAGAATATAACCATCATAACCTTCTTTACTAGGTGTTTGATTTACTCTATCGGCTAATGTGTTTTGTGTAGTTGTGTCTAATTGGCTTGTATCTGTTGTAACAAGTTCAGGTTTTCCTTGATCATCCACTTGTAGTGTATAAAAATGTGCTATGTCATATCCTGATTTAGGTGAATCTGCTTCTGCTTGTTGAACAACAGCATTATTGATCTGCATTTCTTTTTCATAAGTTGAGAGCACATCTCTTAATGTTTTGCCATCGCCTGCTCCAGCATCTTTGTTTAGTATTTCTTTGAATTCTTGTGAGTCGTAAATTTGTTTTAACTTAACTCTGTATAAGTGAGGATACCAAGTTTGTGAAAAACCTTCTGCCGCTCTGTTGACGTCTTCAACCACATAAAATCTTTTCAGTGCTACACTAAAATCGTTCAGTGCGTATTCATCTTTTAAATGAGGTAATTCAAATACATCACCTGGCATAACTTTTCTACCCAAAGTTTTAACACTCGAAGTGATGGGTATTGTCATGAACAATGTGTCATTTTGTAAGAACAATCCAAATTGACTCATATCAAAGTCAATATCTTGAACGTTGTATATTCCTCTTATGCTGTACACATCAGAACTGTATTTTCTATCCCTGTTTTCCAGGAACAACATATCTTGTATGTTGGTTTCTTTTACAGCATCATATCTAGGCTGTGTAGGAGTAGCATCTGCTTCTTCCGTATTCTTAGGTCCCAAGTATTTGTGTACAAATACGTCGGTTCCGCCCACAGTGAACATTTCAACCACTGTTTTGTCTAAGAATGTGTAATCGTTCCCTTTTTCTGGTTTATAAAGACTTAATCTAGGCATATACATATATTTATCGGACGATAAATATGTATAAGGAAAACTGTATGAGCGATTTGACCACACAAAAACAAGAAGTATTTGACTATGTACACGCCAGCCTAGGTGGTGGTATGGTTGATGTAGAATTAGACCCAGTACACTACGAAACAGCACTTAAAGATGCATTAGACAGATTTAGACAAAGATCAGACAATTCTGTGGAAGAAAGTTATATGTTTTTACCACTAGTATTGGATCAAAACGACTATATCCTTCCTAATGAAGTGATAGAAGTAAGACAAATTTATAGAAGATCCATTGGTTCAAGATCCGGTGGTGGAGATGGTGGTACATTGTTCGAACCATTCAATTTAGCATACACAAACACTTACCTATTAGCAAGTTCTAATATGGGTGGTGTAGCAACTTATAATATGTTTGCTCAATATCAAGAATTAGTAGGAAGAATGTTTGGTTCATTTATTGAATTCAAATGGAACACAACCACTAAAAAATTAACAATACTTCAAAGACCTAGACAAGGTGAAGAAGTATTATTAGAATGTTACAATTACAGACCAGATTCAGAATTGCTGAAAGATTATTTGGCACAAAAATGGTTAAGAGATTACACTTTGGCAAAATGTAAGTATATGCTAGGTGAAGCAAGAAGCAAATTCAATACAATAGCAGGTCCACAAGGAGGTACATCATTAAATGGTGATGCTCTAAAACAAGAAGCACAGGCTGAAATGGAACGACTAGAAATAGAAGTCAAAACACAAACTGGTGGTGGACAAGGTTATTCTTTCGCAATTGGTTAATTCATAGTTGACAATTCAATAAACATATAGTAATATAAACTATATGAAACACCAAATTATTCCGATGTTTTCGGTTCCTCTATATCAGACAAATATTCCCTCTTTGGATCCTATAGAAGAATCTTGGATAAAAAATTTAAATTTTCCTCCACAAAGTGTTGGTTTATATGATGCTGAAAATGAAGAGCCAATTAATAAAGGAATGAAAGTTTTAGACCAACCACAACTTAAGAAATTAAGACAACAAATTAAAGATGCTGTGGATAATTTTACACAAGATGTTTTAGACATAGAGCAAAAATTTGAATTTACAACAAGTTGGGTAAACAAATACGGTAAAGCAGATTTAAATCATCAGCATTCACATCCAAATTCAATGATCAGTGGTGTCTATTATATTGAGAGTGATGAAACATCATCACCTATCATTTTTAACAAACCATACTTTTTCACAAATTTATTTCATGAAACAATAAAACCAACTTTTAAAAATAAAAACAACAATCAATACAATCTTGATTACTATGGATTCAAGCCTAAAACAGGAGATTTATATCTTTTCCCATCTTGGTTAGAACACACAGTACCTCCACAAGAAGTTGACAAGGAAAGATGGAGTTTAGCATTCAACTGTTTTGCTAGAGGTAAGTTAGGATCAGGCACTAAACAATTACAATTATGATTATAGGAATATGCGGACTGATAGGTTCAGGCAAAGACACCATTGCTGACTTTTTAGTAAAAGAACACAACTTTCAAAAATTATCTTTTGCTGACAAATTAAAAGACAGTGTGGCTGAAATGTTTGAATGGGACAGACAGTTGCTGGATGGTAAAACAGATGAAAGCAGAGCATGGCGTGAAAAGTCCGATGAATTTTGGAGTAAAGAAATGGGTAGAGACATCACTCCTAGATATGTGCTTCAAGTGTTTGGCACAGAATGTATGCGTGATGGATTCTATGATGGAGTATGGGTAAGTTTAGCAAAAAAGAAAATTTTAGACAATCCTGATATCAACTGGGTAATACCAGATGTGCGTTTTGAAAATGAAGCAAACATGATTAAAGAAATCAACGGTGAAGTTTGGTGGGTAAAACGAGGACAAATTCCTATATGGTTTAAAATGTATCAGGATATAGGTCAAAAACCTAAAGACGTACATCCTTCAGAGTGGGCATGGGCAAATACTGATTTCACATCAGAATTGACTAATAATGGCACTATTGCTGAACTTAAAAATCAGGTACAAGATCGCCTTGTTGCCAACGGATTCCTTCAAGGTGCAAGGATCTTTGGCAATTAGCACACACAGTTTTTAAATTATTGAACCTACAGTTGTGTAAATTACCATCCACATGAAACACATTAAAATGCTGTTTGAATTTGCTTGAGTGTCCACACTTGTCACATTTTTGCTTTAATCTGTATCCTGCTATATACCATTTGGGTTGATAACCACTAGGTCCACCATACTTCAAGCACATCTCACATTGCTTTCTATAATATGTTTTGCCTGCCTTTTTATAGTTCACAGCAGAAGGTCTTTCTTTACATTTTGTACATAATGGTCTCATACGACAGTATTTACCTGCCCTTTCCTACCCCTTTTCTTGGTATAGTAATACAGCACGATTTGGGTATTCGTCATAAATACTAGCAATAAAGTTTTACACTTTAATAGGAGATAAAAAAAATGGCATTAGTTTCACCAGGAGTACAGGTTAGTGTAATAGACGAAAGTTTCTACACACCAGCAGAACCGGGCACAGTCCCAATGATATTTGTTGCTTCGGCACAAGATAAAACAAACAGTTCCGGAACAGGAACAGCAGAAGGTACAAAAGCGGCAAACGCCGGCAAAGCGTACTTAATGACTTCACAAAGAGAATTAGCAGAAACATTCGGTGATCCAGTATTTAAAACTGACGCAAATAATAATCCTATCAATGGTGGTGAAACAAATGAATACGGATTACAAGCGGCTTATTCATACTTGGGTGTTGCCAACAGAGCATATGTTGTAAGAGCAGATGTTGACTTAGGTCAATTAGAAGCATCAGCAACAGCACCAGCGGCAAATCCAGAATCAGGAACTTACTGGTTTGACACAGCAACTTCTAAATTCGGAATATTTGAATGGAATGGTGCTTCAGCATCAACAACTGGTGGACAAAGTTTTAGCAATAAAGTTCCACACGTAATTACAGATTCAACACTATTAGTAACTGGTACAGATCGTCCTAAGACTTCTTTTGGACAAGCAGGAGATTATGCAATCTCGGCTACAACAGATGCTAACACAATGTGGTTTAAAAAATACGATGGTACTTGGAAAGGCGTAGGAACAGCAGATTGGACTGCTTCGAACCCAACAGCATCAGGTAACACAGCAACAGCAGGTTACACAGGTGTAATTGGTTCAGGAACGAATTTCCAAATCACTATAAACGGCGGCGCAACTACAATTACAACATCGGGTACAACGGTAGCAGATGTGGCGTCAGATATTACAGGAGCAGGTGTTTCAGGTTTATCAGCAAGAGCAGTTGGTGGTTTACTTCAAGTTTACTACGATGGCTCAAATGATCAAGACATTATCTTTACAGATGGAACACTAGACACAGGTGTAGCACTAGGTATTGAAGCAGGTACATATTACGTACCATCATTATCTGTTGCTCCACATACTTCAGTTCCAGAATTTAAATCAACTGACACAAACCCAAGACCAACAGGTTCTTTATGGGTTAAAACAACAACACCTAACGCAGGTGCTAGTTGGATGGTTAAAAAATTCAATGGTACAACTAAATTATGGGAAGAAGTACCAGCACCAATTTACGAAAGTAATGAACAAGCACTTTACAATTTAGACAGAGTGGGTGGTGGTTTAAATCTTGCTGTAGGCAGTTTATACATTGACTGGCAACAAGAATCAAGTGGACTAATTCAAACAATTATGAGAAGAGAGTCTACAGGCTCAACAAAAATTACAGGTACAGCAGTAGCAACTGGTATTACAGCAGGTAGTAAAACATTTACGATTGCTGAATCAATTGTTGGTCAAGCGGCTTTAAATTCTGCTGTAACAGTTTCAGTTTCACCAACAGGTGCGGCAACTGATGCTGATTTAATAGCAGGTGCTATTAACGGTTCAGGATTCACAAACATTGTAGCAAGTGTTGATTCTTCAAACAGAATCGTAATAGAACACAACGATGGTGGTGAGTTTGTAATTACTGACACAAACGGAACATTAGGCGAAGCAGGTTTCACTGCTTACAATTACACAACAAAAGCAGGTACAGCCAACTTATACGCAGATGGTTCAAACCTAAGAGCAAGTAATTGGAAAATTTTAACTTATACAGCAAGTGCCAACGCAGTAACAACAACTGCGGCAGATGGTCAATTATGGTACAGTTCAATTGTTGATGAAGTTGATATTATGTATCACAACGGTACAGACTGGAAAGGTTATTCAGCAGTATCAAGTTCAGACCCAGCAGGTCCACAAGTTTCAGCAACTGCTCCGACTACACAATCAGATGGAACAGCACTTGTTGAAGGCGACTTATGGATTTCAACAGCAGATTTAGAAAACTATCCATTAGTTTACAAATGGAACGCAACATCTTTAAGTTGGATACAAGTTGACACAACTGATCAAACAACAGAAAATGGAATGCTATTTGCTGATGCTAGATTCGGTACAACGGGTGGTTCAACAACAGTTGCTCCATCAAGCACAATAGCAGAATTATTAGCAAGTGATTACTTAGACCCAGATGCTCCAGATCCAGCATTATATCCAAAAGGTATGTTGTTATGGAACACAAGACGTTCAGGTTTCAATGTTAAGAAATTTGTAAGAAACAGCATAGATGTTACAGCAAAAAACACTAGAGGTACAGATGCTGATTCATTAATGACAAGTTACTATCCACACAGATGGGTAACTGAATCGGCTAACCAAGCAGATGGTTCAGGTTCATTTGGTA